AATATGGATGATGATGAATGACTGAGGACTGGAAAGAAGCAACTAACGAAGTTATCGCAAAAAAGTTAATTGATAGTGTTGCTGAATTATTGAATGCCAAAAGTGTCCGGCATTTCTATTGTTCAGATAAATCTACAGAGCATGAAAAAATTGTTATAGAATACAATCACGCTAAAAAATAACAAATGACCACAGCAGTAATCTACACGAACGGCAGTCAAGAATGTGAGCGTATTGCCTCACTACTTAAGTCTATGGGTGGAGAATTCCTTGAGTATAACCTCAACGAACATTTTACTCAAAGAGCATTTGAAGCAGAATTTGGATCTGGTGCTACATACCCACAGGTAGCCATTGGTGCTAAGCATCTCGGCAACCTCAAAGAAACCCTTCACCACATGAAAGAACGAGGAATGATTTAATGAAAGATCAGTATGTTATTGATGACGGTGAATCTCAAGAAGTAAAGTGGAATCGTGGTCTAGATTTGTTTATTGAGAGTGTATTGAAACCAGATCCTGCACTGCGTCAGTGTGCTCATAACCAACAATGCTATCATGAACTTATGTGGGTACGTGATAATATCTTAGATCATCTTAAGACTTTAAGAAAATATTAAAGTGTATTACATTATACAGTTGACATATACTAAATAGTGATGTACACTGTTACCATACGTTCATCCCCCGCAAGGAGGACGCAAGTAAGTCGCGGAACGGAGTCGTTCATCCTATGTTAGAACTATTATTCTATTCATCACTCACATGTGCTCAAGCCGATTCAATTATGATTCGGATGAGAACAAATGAGAATATTCCTACTGAATATAAGGTAGAATTGATTGAGGTCATGAAGGAATCAACCCCTGAATGCTATCCATGGGACGCACACGACTGAAGGAACGGGGAATTAAAAACCCTAACTTTCAGGAGTAAATTAAATGAACACACTAAACATGATCAAGAAGCAGATCAATAAAGTATCTGCACTTCACGACGCCCAAGTTCTTCACACCTCATATCGTGGTGTTGAGTATGATACACGTTGTGTAGAGAGTAAGCAAACCCACGGCACATTTTGTTATCGTGGACGCACCTACAGTAAGTGATATTACAGTAGTATAAATAATCGGGAGGGGGTAACCCTCCTTTTTTTATTATGGAGGTATCATGCAGGTAGATAGGGATAGGCTAAAGTTAATACTTACGAATTTAAAGTTACTTGTAGATGCGTTGGAAAGCGAAATATATTCAGATATAGATCTGTATAAAAGTACAGATAATTATAAAGTAGGGGATGACGATGACGGTTATCCAGATTGATTTGTGGAGGAGGGCTTGACGCCCTCCTTTTTTATGCTATGATGCAAAAAACTATGAGGAACGATTGACATTACCACCAGAACCATTTCCCGGAAGGAGGCGTCATAAAGCATGGTATACTGCAGTAACAGGTAATTGGGAGTGGTCAAAACCCAATGAAGAACTAGGAACACTTCATTTCATTCCTATGAAAGACATTTATCACTTACTTACCCATGACAATATACAAACTGTAGAACTACATAACATCGCTTGGTTAGGGAAGCATCATCATCCACATAACACTGGAGAAAATTGTTTCTGTTGTGTAGAAAGACCATCATTAAGATATCTTAATGCAGACATAACAATTCCAGGAATAATTGTAGAAGGTGCTCCTAATCCATATGGGAACAGGTATAGAATGATTGATGGTAAGCATAGGATCATGCAGATGTTGAACAGAGGAATCAAATCATCTCAATTCTATGTTCTTGATTGCGATGAAGTAGAACCATTTCTGACTGACCCCCCTTGACGCCCTCCTTTTTTATTGCTAAAATAACTCCATATTGTTTCATCATAGAATGACCGTTAAGATTGTCTCCGTTACCCCAGATGCCGAAAAGCACATGGCATACTGTGCTCGTGTGTCTAACCCCAACAACCAGGATAATGAGAAGTTCAGTGGTCTTCTGAAGTATTGTATTAAGCATCAACATTGGAGTATCTTTGAGCAGGCATATATGACTGTTGAAATTGAAACGACTAGAGCAATCGCAGCTCAGATCCTGAGGCACCGTTCATTTACTTTCCAAGAATTTTCCCAACGTTATGCTGATAGTTCCTTACTCGGACCGAAGATCCCCCTACCAGAACTCCGTAGACAGGACACCAAGAATCGTCAGAATTCCATTGATGATCTGGATGCATTTGATGTCCAAAATATGGAAATCCAAATGACAACATTATTTGATTCAGCAATGGCATTATACCAGCAGATGCTTGAACGTGGAGTGGCAAAAGAATGTGCAAGAATGGTGCTTCCATTATGTACGCCCACCAAAATCTACATGACAGGCTCAGTTCGTTCATGGGTGCATTATATTGATCTAAGGACCGCCAATGGCACTCAGAAGGAACATATGATTGTTGCTGAAGGTGTCCGTGATATTTTTAAAGAACAGTTCCCCGCAGTATCAGAAGCACTTGAATGGTAAATGTAATTCGTCTAAGGGTCATAGGTAGTGCGCTCGTCATTGTTGCCTACTTCATTGTCCTTCATGTAAATGTATTAGTTGGTGTGGGCGCTCACTTCGTTGCGGATCTTATTTCAATTCCTTACTTTATAAGGACAAAATCATGGGATGTGGTTATAATGTTAGCATTCCTACTCTTCATTTCGTTATCTAAGTTACTATGAATATCTTTGTAACTGACCCTAGTCCATGGAAATCTGCTGTTGTTCTTCCTGACAAGCACATCGTCAAGATGCCCCTAGAGACCTGTCAGATGCTATCCATTGTGTGCTCTGACAAATGGGGTCATGGATTCGGCACTCTTCCCAAAGCAGACGGTACTCCCTATGCTACTGAGAAGGGTGCTTTTCGTAATCATCCATGCACTATCTGGGCGAATGAGTTTGTAACCAACTGGCAGTGGCTCCTTGCTCATGGACTTGCTATGTGTGATGAATACACTGCTCGCTATGGCAAGGTCCACACCTGCCAGAAGACCCTTCTAGCAGCAAAAGAAATACTTCCTACAGCAGATCCTCAAGGACGCTCAGGGAAGCATACAACGCCCTTTGTGAGAGCTATGCCTGATGAATTTAAACTTGACACAAGCATTGATACTATTACTGCTTACAAAATGTACATTAGCAGCAAACCTTGGGTTGCATCTAATTATCTTCGTGACCCATCCCGCAAACCTGAATGGGTTTGATATAGATACTTAAAATTACTATTTTTTATGCCGACATACAATGTAAAGAATTTGAAGAACGGGGATCAACTTGAGATTCAGATGTCTATTTCGCAATACGAACAGTGGAGGAAGGATAATCCAGACTGGGACAAGGACTGGTCACAAGCGTCATTTGGTGGTACAATATATGGGGAACCTAAACAATCTGCTGGGTTCAAGGAAGTAATGCAGAAAGTGCAAACGCGACATCCCAACGCAAACCTCTCCCGTTATACTTGATTAAAGAATTAAATGCCTAGAAAAAGACACACATCATCTAACCCAGTAACTGGTGGCATGTCCACCAAACAGATGAAGCGAAAGAAACCCATTAATAGTGAGTATCTTAAAAACATTGAACCTCTCACGGAGAACCAAGAAAAGTTCTTTAATGATTGGAGCAAGGATCAGAATATTTTTGCTTATGGTGCCGCTGGAACAGGTAAAACTTTCATCGCATTATATCTCGCACTTAAAGATGTTCTGGACGAAAATTCTCCTTATGAAAAGATTTACATTGTTAGATCTTTGGTTGCTACGAGGGAAATTGGTTTCCTTCCAGGAGATCATGAGGACAAATCTTCACTGTATCAGATTCCATACAAGAACATGGTGAAGTATATGTTCAAGATGCCAGATGACAATTCATTTGAACTCTTGTATACTAACCTTAAAGCACAGGGAACTGTAAGTTTCTGGTCTACATCATTCATTCGTGGCACTACGTTTGATAATGCTATCCTTCTGATTGATGAAGCACAGAACCTGAACTTCCATGAACTTGATAGTAT